ATGCAAATGGAGTATTTTTATATTTATCTAACTCTTCTCCAGAAGATCCATAAGTACCATTATTAAATAGTTGGAAAATACCATCGATAACAGCTTGTTTTTTAACATCATCAAAAGCAAAGCCCTCTTCTTCTAATTCTTTAGCTAAAGGATTTGTATATGGAGTTGTAGTACCTTTTTTATAAAATTCAATTTCAGTTAATTTACAATCCCATTTAGCGCCATAAGTTTGAACTCCATCCTTTATTCCCGTCCAATTTTGTTTTAGGTCTGAACCTACAGATACTTTAGGTGGAGGTCCTACTTTATTAAAAAAATTCTCTTTAGTGCCTGTCCCTAATATAGCTCTATCCCACCATCCTGTAATTGCTTCTTTTAATCCTGGGTATAATTTATCATAAAATGCTTTTTCACCAACAGCGTCTGCCCCATTTTCTTGAAGAAGGGAAGCATATTCTTTTCCTAATGATGCTCCTGTTCCTTTACTATTAGATTTTAAAGAATATAAAGAAGGTAAATTTACTTTAAGGGATTCTATTACATCTCCCATACTTATAATTTCTATCTTTATATTATAAGTTCCATCTTGTGCAAAATCCCAAGAAAAATTTGATATTATTCCAAAAGCAGCATCATAATTTCCGTCATACTTTTCTCTGTATTCTTGGATCTTAGGATGTATTTTTTGATAACTGCTTTTTCTTTGTTTCCAAAACCAATTATTTATTAATGTTTCTTGTGTATTTTCAACTTTTGATTTACCACTTTTTAAATCAGCATTAGTTAAATATTTATCATATCCCCATTCTAATAATACAGAATATCCTAATCTCATATATAATACATCAATAACATCAAATTGATTTCTGTTATGGGCTTTTATGTTAAGGGTTGCCTTTTTAATAGAACCCCTATTTAGACATTTAAAGTCCATATCAATTATTCCAGGCATTGGAGAATATCCAAATTGTTCAACTCCACCAACCCCATAAGCTCTATTAGGACCTGATATTCCTGATCTTTGATTACCATTATTATCAGATAAACCATTAAATAATACGTTTTGTTTAGCTAAAGTATCACCTTCTCCCTCTTGACTTACTAATGGGTTACCCTTTAGTAACTTTAATCTATTTTGATTTAACTCTACTCCAGATGCTAACTTAATCCAAGCATTACGACCATTTAAATATCTTAATTCATCAGGTTCTCGTGTAGGTTTACCATGCAGTTTTTGTCTTGCATCAATTTGGTCATTTACATAATCATCAAAAGGTTCACCTAGTAAATTTGCCATAACTTTATTCGTTTATTTCATTATAATCTGCTACTGTATTGATTGGGTTTGCAGGAATTCTAATTTGAGACCCAACTGGAGGTGTTAGTGAATCTTTTCTTAATTTACCATTAGCATTAGCTATAACCCACCATAAAGAAGAATCTCCATAATATTGTTGAGCTAAAGTATCGTATCTATCTCCTATAGTTGTAAAAATATAAGTATCACTGTTTAACCTTGGAATATCAGGATATTTTACAGTTTCATATATTTGATTTCCCTTTTTAGAGGTAGTTTTATTTATGTTAGCATATCTATTCATTATTCAAAATCAACATCTAATGGAGGGTTTTCAGCTGCTACTATTTCAGCTTCTTTTAATGTAGGAGTACTATTGTAAGCTAAATTTATACCATTATTAAGAGCAAGATATTGTTGTGGTCCATATTTACTAACACTTCCACCAGTTTTTTCATAATCATTATCTTGCAATTCTGGTCTAAATTTATGGATTGGGGTAAATGTCATACTTACATTAACTATATGAGGCATTTCTTTTACACCATTATCACCTGTTCCTTTTCCATCAGATACAGTATCATTAATAGATATTTCCCAAGGAGATTCTTGTGGTACTGATAAGTCAAACTTACTTATAAACCCCGGTAATTCATAACACCAACCTCCTAAAGTAAGTTGATGTAATGTTCCACCCATTAATCCTGTGGTCCCATATTCAGGGGCTAAGGTTGATGCAATAAAATTTAACTTTTTATATTGGGCCATTAATTCAGGTCTTGATTGCGCTGCTACAGTAAATGATACGCTAACTCCTCTACTAAACCCACCGTATTTGTAAAAGTCTTCACCTCTTCCCATATACTTTAAAGAATCCCATTTACTGCTATAGTTATCTGTAAAACTATTTATGAAAGCTCTAAAATGAGTATATATTTTTTTACCATCTCTTAATAAAGTAGCTACTCTAAATTTAACTAAATCATTAATTCCATCTTCATTAGATCCTCTTACATTTTGAGAATTATAAATAGGTAAAAAATTAATTCTATCTGTTATATTTCTTTTACTATCTATAAGTTTTCCTCTAGTATAACTAATAATATCTCCTTTTTGACCAGGAGATGAATAATTTATTCTTGAGGTACTTCTACCATCTATAGTTGTACTATTTTCAGGATTATATGAGGGTGATATACTTGTTACCGTACTTGTTATAGAACCTTCTAGTAAGGGTACTCGAAAATCTCTTTGTTGTGATTCTGCTTTTTTAAAAGTAGTACTAAATTTAATAGGTTTGTATTCTCTTTTAGAACCGTCAACAAGTGTATAACTGGTATCAGTTGTGTTTACTGATAATAATTGATTATAAGTCCAAGATTTAGTTCCTCCTGCAAAAATCATTGAATTACCAACTACATTTTTATCCTGGATTGTAGGTGGAGTTAAATTTAATCCTATAGAATTAGAAGCTTTTCTAATATTGGTTTTACCAAAGCCTAATATAGCTCCAGGTCCTCCTTGATATGACATTAATTCTAATCCCTGTCCTGTAGGATTAAGAGTAATATCTCCTATGTTATCTTCTTTACCTGTGGATAAACTTTGTGCGATGTCTACTAATCTACCATTACCTCCTCTATCCTTTATTGCAAATTCGTAAGTATTTAAACCTAATCCAGTATTATATAGTTCTTTACCCCCTAGTGTCATGGGTGATGTTGGGTCAGTACCTAAAGCATTTACATGAACTCCTAAAGCATTTGTACCTGCTTGTAGTAGTGTAGACAATGGTGTATAAACACCTTGGTTAATAGGTCCATATTGTTTAGATAATGGATTATCTACACCACCACCATAACCTATACCACTTGAAGCTTGTGTTTTAACTGATGTTTTTGATAGTAAATTTTGTTTTGCTATAAATAAAAGCCCACTTGGGGATTTTAAATTAAAAAAGTATTTAGATAGTCTACTTACATCTTGTGCTGCATCAGTAACAGCATTTAGTCCTCCCCTTAATAAAAAATCTTCTGTTGAATTATTAGTAGGTTCTTCATTTATATCTTTTTGTATAAAAGGTTGCCCACTATAACCTCCATTAGGTCTATCTTTACTATACTTTAAAGACTTAAGGTCTGTTTTTAAATTTACTAAATCAGACATCTATTATATCCTTCCTACTCCAGCATCAGGTGCACTATTTTTATAAGTACCATGTTGAAATGTATTATTAATAGGCATTGATTGACCATCTCTAAGAGGGGCGGTTGGTGCTTTAGTACTATCACCTGGTATATCTAATTGTGAAGGTCTAGGTGCACCTAAAACTTCTGGATTTCCATCTATTGAATAAAATCTATGAAGTTTTGATTGGTTTTTATCTCCTATTATTGCATCTCTTTCGGTTTGAAGGTTAGCTGAGTTACCTCCTTGACCAGCTCCATAAGCTGATCCGTTTTGTATAAATTTTTCTTCTAGTCCCATTATGTTATGTTTTATTATAAATATTAAATTATTGGACTGATCGTTCAGATGTATTAATTTCTTGTCCTACTTGACTGCCATTCATTTCTATAGTTGTTGACTTAGCTAATATTTGTCGGTTTATTGTTGCTAAATTTTGAATTTCTGCTATTAAAGCAGCATCTCTTCTTGCTCCTCCTCCTCTTTCTGGTTTGTCTTTACCACCCATTAAATCAGTTCCTGCTATAATTTCATCATCTTTATTTAATTGAATAGATCCTTTAGGTCCTGATACTACCATGCCTCCATCAGATCCAATCATACCGTCATTCATAAAATACATACCTACAGCTCCCATTGCAGCTGCAACTGCAGCTACAGCAATTACAGTACCTAATCCAAAAGTAGTCATAGCATTAGTAGTAGTTGCAGCTCCTGCTTTTGCAACTTCAATACCTAATAAAGTAGTTTGACGAGCTATATTAACCATACTTAAAATATTCATAGCTACTTGTAGGCCTTTTATAAGTACATAAGCAGCTGCTATACCTTTAATAATATTTGCTATTTTATTAGCTATTCCTTCACTTTTCATTAAACCATCTACAAATGCTAATACTGGGGTTGACATTTCTATAAAAACTTCTGAAACTCTTTCCATAGTAGCAGCAAGCCTATCAGCTATAGATGCTGATTCTAATTGGGTAAGTAAATCTTTATCTTTTATTTTAGATGCTGCTTCTTCTTTACTCATACCGCTATCTATCATAGCATTGTATTTTTCTTGGGCATCATCTATACTTTTAAATCCTGAGTCTCTTACTACTTCAAGTTCTTTTTGTCCTTGAACCATATCAGCTAACTCTCCTCTACTCATTCCTAAAGCTTTAGCTGCTGCTTCTTGTGCAATAACGTTTTTAGTATCAAAGGCATTCATTATAGCTTTGTTTTTCATAACTTCATCTGCTACTGTAGCCATATCTCCTTCTAGTGCTGCTGCTCTTGCTCTTTCTAAATTAATATCTTTCCCAAGTAATAATTCAGCTTCAAGTTCTGCTTGTATTGAACCTTCAAAATCTAATAAAGATGATGATATTTTTTCTACCCCTGATAGATTTGTACCTAAGGCCTTAGCAGCCATTACCTGGTTAGTTAATTCTTTAGTACTACCCTTAAAGGTTAGTTGTAGTGCTTTAGAAGATTTACCTATTGCATCTTGAATCTTCTTTGTGCTCATTGTTAAACCTCTAGCTTTATTTTGTTGTAAAACTGTTAATTTTTGGGTTTTTAATAAATCCTTAGCTGATTTACCAGATTTCATAGATTCAAATGCAAGTACTCCCTGAGTTTCAGCACTCATATTTGTTGTTTTAGCTATTAGAGTCATATCAGAAGCTAACTCATCACTAAATCTTACATTAGAACCCATTAAATCATTTAGTCTTCCCTGAGTTTCCATTAAACCTTTAGAACTAACTAAAATATTGTCTGAGGCCTGAGCTACTTTAGACATTTCTCCTCTAAGTTTAACTGATTCCTTGTAAGATATTCCTTGATTTTTAGCAAATTCACCAGCTGATTTATCAATATCTTTCATTATTGAAAATATCTTCATAAAAATAGCTAAGGGTCCAAAAGCTTTATCTAAGCTCCCTATTATAGAACCCGCCATTTTACCTGCAACTTTTAATTTATCACCTATGGTAGCTGCATTTTTTCCTCCTTTAGTTAAAGCTGCAGATAATTCTCTTCCTTCTTTAACAGCTTTATCTAGACCCATTGATTTACCTAAACCACTAAGCCCAACTTTTTTGAGTACTCCTCCTAAACCTTTTATTCCTTTACCAAATCTACCCATTCCACCTTCAATATTTTCAGCTCTTCTACCCATCTCTTCCATTTCCTTATCCTGAAGTTTTAAAGCTTTAAATTGTTCATGGTAAAGTTTAACAAGCTTTTGTTGTTCTGGGGTCATTTTAGAAAATTGGTCTTTTAACTGCCCAGCAACAGTTTCTTCTCCCTTTAAAATTTTCTCTATATCTAAATGCTTTGATAATTGTTTACCCATAGTTTGAGTAAGTTCAAATGCTAATTTTTTCTTATTTTGTTCGTATTTAACTTGTTGTTTAGCTACTTCTGATATATCTTTTTGACCTGTGGTTATATCTTCAACCATCATAGAAGTTTCTTGTATTGTCTTAGCAATGTCTTTAAAAGCTTTTCTAGTTTCTGCTACTTGAATGTTATTTTCAAAATGAGCTTTAGCAGCTTTAGCAGCTTCATTAGCAAAATCACGGGAGGCAAATACTGCCTCACTCATTTCCTCCCTTATTTTTACTACTTCTTCTGCTATTTCTCTAGCACTTTTAGCTGATTCACTTGCCATAATATGATACGTTTACCATAAATATTAAAAAGTATTATTTTTTAGCTCTTTTAGAAATATAGCTTGAAGATTTTTTATTTTGATTAAATATTTGCTTTACATGATCAGGCACAGGATCACCTATATTTGTTGATGTTGAATTCTTATTTGATTTTTGAGAATCTTTAATGTATTTAGTTTCTTTTTGGTTTTGTTCTTGTATTTCTTTAACTGTAAAGTTTCTTAACCAAATAGGCATATTGTAAACAGTGAAATAATCATACCCACCATTCCCATGGTACACTATACTATGTATAATTTTAAATACCGAAAGTCTATATTCCGGATTCAGGCCAAAAAAACCCGGCTGTCATAGGAATGACAGCATCCTCCTCAGTACCATTTTCTCCAACAAAATCAAAACTCATAATAATATCGGGTTGAGTCTCCTTTAAATGACTTCTTAATGCTCTAGAATCTCTAGCTAACATATAAGTATCTATAAAATCTCTAATTATTTTATTATCGGTATCTCCATTTACAGATGTAATCATATATTTTAATCTAGTAGACATTTGTGGGTCTGATTGTTTGTTTAATTTTTTAAGGCCTTTAATTTCTGATTCTATTTTTTTCTCATCTCTATTAGTTAAGATTTTATAAGTAATAGATGTATTAGTATGAGGTAAAGTAAAAGCAAATTCATTGGACCCGTTTATCATAGTAGTTTCATCTAAGAATCTAGTTTCTAATTCTGTTAAATCTACAGTTACAACTTCTCCTTTATACATAAAATCATAATCTTTACCATAACCTAAAATACGAGAAGAAATTAATACTGCATTTTTATCACCTACAATCATATCATCATAGTTTACATTTTTATCAACTAATAAAGATTTTAATAATTTATCTATTACAACTCCTTGTTTGATATAATTTTGGTTAGTAAGGATATCTTCTTCTTTAGCAGTCATATATTTCATTTCTACTTTTCCGCTTGATAGTGGGTTGTCTTTAGGATATACTAATCCTTTTGAGGGTAAGGCTACTTCTTCAGTAGGGAATTTTAATTCGCTCATAATCTTTTATTTGTTAATAACTTTTACTTTATTATAAATACCAATATAAAAAGGAGATCTGGCTAAGCCAAATCTCCTTCAATAAAATATTTAATTATTTTTAGAAATTTAATACTGCGTAATCAATTGCTACTTCAATTGAAATATTAATTGCTGTATCTGCTGTATCCCAGTTATACTCTCCAAAGTTAGTGTTTACAATAAAGGCACCTTTTAAAATCCATTCTGAAACAATATCACCTACTGGTCCTAAAACATTAATAGTTAAATCTTTTTTATAAAAATCAGAATAACCATCTCTACCTGTTACAGATTCGTGATGTAATCTTACCCATTCCATAGTTGCTTGAGCACCTGAAGGAGTAATTGGATCAAATAATGTCATTGTAACATTTTGCCACATTGATTTACCTTTAACTTTTCTTTCTACATTAATGTGATTTAATGTTACTACACCTTGTTGTAATGTTACAGCACTAACTTGCTTTATTAGGTAGCTAGGCATCCCATCCATGTATAGGACAAACCTATTCGCTTGTTTGGGTTCAAACGCTGTGTAAAATATTTCATTGGGATCTAATACTGCCATTTTTTATTGTTTATTTTCGATTATAAATATCTAATTCTTTAATTTTTTATACCGGGAAAGTAGCTCCTGTTGGTAATATGTTGAAATCTAGGTATATAAATTCAGCTGTTTTAGTTGGCTGTAAATATATTTGTCCAATTAATTGATTTCTATCTATTACATCTGGTGTATTATTACTTTCATCCATTACAACTTTAAAAGCATATAATCCTTGTCTTTGTTGAACACTTTCTAAATATGGGTTAACTTGTGTTAAAAAATTATTTCTAGTAGCTATTGTATTAGCTTCAAATACTAAATTATCTGCTATTTGAGAAATGTAATTCTTAAGAGCGATTAATAATCTTCTAACATTTACTCTATCTAAAGCACTAGCTTTTTTCTGCATAGTTTTTTGTCCAAATACTACTACTCCTGTGTTAGGGAATGTAGCTATCGGATTAACATTGTCTTGGTATAAATCATCTCTATTACCATTTGTTAATTTTCTTTCAGCTCTAACAACAGTTCCTAAACCACCTCTGTTTAATCCAGCAGGTGCAAACCATGCTTCTCCTGCTCTATCATTAAATGCATATACACCTGGCATCATTGTTGAAGCTGGTACCCAAACTAATGATCCTAAATCTGGATCAATTGTTTGTAACCAAGGCCAGTA